GTAAAAGAGGTTGAGTCAACTGTAGATAAGGTTGCTCTTAAACATAATGTACAAACAAATGTTGTCTATGATTACATGGACAAGGAAATAGGAGTATAAACATGGCGTGGGTAGATGTACCAGGTTCAAGTGCAGTATGGCAGTATGAAAATAGTGCTACAGCGGCCAACACATATTCAGATTCAGGCGCAGGTGCAAACTCAGCCTTTTCTGGTGGTGTAAGAACTTATACAAAACCAGGTGGTGGTACTGTAAAGGTTTATGCTAGAACTAGAAAAAAAGGTACTACTGTAGAAAGAGGCGAACTATCGAAGACTTATTATGACAATCAATAGTACACAATTAGTTGATGATGGTTTTAAAGTAATTAATAAGGTTACTGGTGCTCGTAATGAAAACGAAAAATTAATAGAGTTAGATAACTTAAAAGGTTCTACAAACGAATCTGAAATATCAATTGCAAATGCATATTATGAAGTAGAAGGCACAGGCACGGTAACATTGCAATTTGATGATAAGAGTTTAACAATGACAGGCATAGACAACTACGGTCTAAAACCTGTAGAAGAAAAAATAAAAGGAACAGGCGACATTCAGGTAACAACAGACGGTTCAGTAGATAAGTTTGGTTTGTTATTAGAGTGTCATAAAGAAAAGGGATTTAGTAATGGCTGATTTAGTTACAACACAAACAATTACTGATACATCTGGTGTTAAGTTTGTTTCAAAACTTACAAACTTCTCAGATGGTACAGGAGAGTCTTTAGTTAAAAAGATTGACGCTTCTGAGGTTACATTTATGTCCGAAGATGGTAATAGAAAGATTGCAAAGATATGGTATTCAATTAATACGGCAAACCCTAAGTCTGCTGTAGAGATTATATGGGACGGTGATACTAACGCAACTGCTCTTTTACTAAGTGGGAATGGATATTGGGACCTAAGAACTGCTGGTGATGAGATAGTAAATAACGCTACAACACCAACTGGAGATGTACTATTATCAACGAAAAACTTTGCTACTGGTGACAATTACACTATTATTGTAGAGTTTAGGTAATAAATTGTATAAATAGTAATACGAGAACAGAGAGAGAACATGAAATTAATATCGGAAGAAATTCAAGACGCTGAATATTTGGTTGAGGAAACCAATGGGAAAAAGGCGTATAAAATTCGTGGTGTTTTTTTACAATCAGATATCAAAAACAGAAACGGTAGAATTTACGAGAACTCTATCCTTTCAAATGAGGTAAAAAGATACACAACAGAATTCATTGATAAGAAAAGAGCCTTTGGTGAGTTAGGACATCCTGACGGACCAACAGTTAACTTAGAGAGAGTATCACACATGATTACATCTCTAAAATCTGAGGGTAAAAACTTTATCGGTGAGGCAAAAATCATGGACACTCCATACGGTAAGATTGTAAAAGGTCTTATTGATGAAGGCGCTCAATTGGGAGTATCTTCAAGAGGTATGGGTTCTCTGGTTCAAAAGAACGGTGGTAACTATGTGGGAAAAGATTTCTACTTGGCTACAGCCGCTGACATTGTAGCAGACCCCTCTGCTCCAGACGCTTTCGTTGAAGGCATTATGGAGAATAAAGAGTGGATTTGGGACAATGGTGAAATAAAAGCAAAAGATATTGAAGAGTATAAAAGATATATCGAGAAGGCAAAATCAATTCAATTAGCAGAAGCTAAGGCGAATGTTTTTGCAAATTTTCTTGAAAAACTTTAATCTTATAAATATCTACTAATAAGAGAAAAAATAACTAGTTATTTTTAAAAAGGAGATTTCTCAAATGGCCGATACAGAAAACAAGTTAGAGGCGTTAGAGCAAGAAGCAGTAGCCGAGGCGAATGCCCAAGCGGATGCTCCTAAAAAGAATGCTGTAGCGGCTGAGCCGAACCATCTGAAAAATGATGCTGAAGACTTAGGCGCAGCTGTTGTTAAACCAACAGACAGTAATCCTGACGCAACTAAAAAAACTAAGCAAGTTTCTGGACAAGCTCCTCAAAAATCACAAGGTGCTGCTGACTCAATGCCAACATTGACTGGTCACAACACTAAGTTAGAGGGTGCAGAAGCTGAAGAAGGTTCGGAAGAAATCAAGGAAGGCGAAATGCCAAAGGCTGCTCTTGACGCTCTTAAAAAGCATAAAGAAAAGTCTGAGGATAAAGAACCAGCAAAAGACAAGAAAGAAGTTGAAGAAACTTTGGACGCTGGTGAAGATTCTAAAATGGCAGACAAGAAGAAAGAAGTAAACCAAAAGACTGCTAACATTAGCGCTTCTTACGGTATGAAGTCAGCTTCATACAAAATGAAAAAAGAAGAAGTTGATGAGCATGTGGATGCTTTAATCGCCGGACAAGATGACTTATCCGAAGAATTTAAAACAAAAGCTGCAACTGTATTTGAATCAGCAGTAAACTCTAAAGTTAAAGAGATTGCTGAATCAATGGAAGTTGAAGTTAAAGAAACATACGAGCAAGATATTGCAACAGCAAAAGAAGAACTGACTGAAAAAGTTGACAGTTACCTATCATATGTCGTTGAAGAGTGGATGAAAGAAAACGAAATCGCTCTTGAAAGAGGTATTAAAGGTGAAATCGCTGAAGACTTTATCACAGGTCTTAAAAAACTTTTTGCTGAGCATTACATTGATGTTCCAGATGAAAGATACAATGTGCTTGAAGACCAAGCAGCTAAAATTGAATCTTTAGAAAAGAAACTCAATGAGCAGATTGAAAAAAATGTTGAATTAAACAAGGACAATGCAGTAAAGACAAGAAACGAAATCATGTCTGAGGTTGCAAGTGACTTGGCTGATACAGCAAAAGAAAAATTTGCTAAACTTGCTGAAGAGATTGAATGGTCTGACGCAGACTCTTTTAAGACTAAATGTGAAACTATTAAAGAATCATATTTTGGTGCTAAAGAAGAAGTCAAAGACTCACTACATGATGTGGCGGCTGAAGATGGAGCTTCTAACGAAGACCTATCTAAAGCAATGGCTGCTTACACTGCCGCTATAAGCAAAACAAAAGATATGAAAATATCTTAGTATAACCGGACAAAGGGAGAAAATTAAAATGTACTTATCCGAAACACACGAAAAAAAATGGCAGCCTGTGTTAGAACATCCAGATTTACCAAAAATCGGAGATTCTTACAGACGAGCCGTTACATCAGTTATTCTTGAAAACCAAGAAAGAGCTGCTAAAGAAGACCAGGCTTTTATTTCAGAAGCTGCGCCTACAAACGCAACTGGTTCAAACATTTCTAACTGGGACCCAATCCTAATTAGTCTTGTTAGAAGAGCTATGCCAAACCTTATCGCTTACGATATCGCTGGCGTACAACCAATGACAGGTCCAACAGGACTTATCTTTGCAATGAGAAGTAGATACACTTCACAAACAGGTGCAGAAGCTATGTTTGACGAAGCTGATACAGACTTCTCTGGAAGAAATGCCGCTGGTTCAGCTGTAGATGGTTATTCAACTACTGCTAACTCTGGTACTAATCCAGGTGCTCTAAACGACTCACCATCAGCTGGAACTTACACAACAGGTTCAGCAATGACTACAGCAGCTGCTGAAGCATTAGGTGACGCAGACGGAAACGCTTTCGCTGAAATGGCATTCTCAATCGAGAAATCGACTGTTACTGCTAAATCAAGAGCGTTGAAAGCTGAGTACACAATGGAACTTGCTCAAGACTTAAAAGCAATCCATGGTTTAGACGCTGAAACTGAACTTGCAAACATTCTATCTGCTGAAATCCTTGCGGAAATCAACAGAGAAGTTGTAAGAACAGTTTACACAAACGCAGAGAAAGGTGCTGCTACAAACACAACTACAGCAGGTATCTTTGATTTAGATACAGACTCAAACGGAAGATGGTCTGTTGAAAGATTCAAAGGACTTATGTTCCAACTTGAAAGAGATGCGAACAGAATTGCACAAAGAACAAGAAGAGGAAAAGGTAACATGATTATCTGTTCAGCTGATGTTGCTAGTGCGCTTCAAATGGCTGGTGTTTTAGATTACACACCTGCTCTTAACAATAATTTGAATGTTGATGACACAGGCAATACTTTTGCTGGTGTTCTTAACGGCAGATTTAAAGTATACATTGACCCGTATAGTGCAAACAGCTCAGCAACACAATACTATGTTGTTGGTTACAAAGGTACTTCACCTTATGACGCTGGTATGTTCTATTGTCCATATGTTCCACTACAAATGGTGAGAGCAGTTGGTCAAGATACTTTCCAACCGAAAATTGGCTTCAAGACTAGATATGGTCTTATTGCTAACCCATTTGCTGAAACAGGTGCCATCTCAGGTGCTCACACAGTTG